AGGGGCGGGATCAGTGGCGGTCTTCGAGGGCGACGAGTTCACGTATCGAGAGGGTGACCAGCCACGCCTCGATCACACGCCGAAGCGCGGCAACCCCGGCACATGGGATGTCCTGATCGGCTGCTACGCGCGCCACCAGGTCAACGGCGCGCGGCGCTGGATCAGCACCTTCATGTACCGCGAAGAGATCGAGGACCGCCGCGAACGTTCGCAGGCGTGGAAGAGCGGGAAGGCTGACACGCCCTGGCGAACCGATGCGGTGGCTATGGGTCGCAAGACGGCGTGGCGGGAACACACGAAGTACGTGCCCCAGTCAGCCCAGCTCATGCGCGCGCTCGCGGTGGAGAGCGACCCGGAGATGGAGCGCCCCATGGGGGAGCCGCCGGTGCCGCACGGCACGACGACGGGCGAGATTCTGGACGCGATCAGCAACAGCGAAGAACGCAAGGGAGAGGAGCCCCCGCAATGAGTGCCAACCGAACCCCACGCCCCCTGAATCCGAAGACGTGCCCGGCCTGCGGCGAGTCGCACGAAGTGGCCGCGACGCTGCTCGGGACGCCGCTCATCGTCTGCCCCGACTCCAGCCCGGAGCGTGCGATGCGCTGGTTCGATGGCCTGATCGTCGTGGGCGGGAAGTCGGCGAAGAAGTGAGCGATTACGCGACGTATCTTCGTGAGCAATTCAGCCTCTATCACGCCCTCTTCTGCTACTCGAAGGGGCGCCCCTGCGGCTGCACGCGCATGTGGGTTCGGCTCGTCATGCAGGAGTCCTATGGCGGGCTCGGGACGGAATGGACGTGGAAGAACTAGCCGCGCCCCACGAAAAGAAGCCGCTCACACCGCAGCAACGGGCGAAGCGCGCGGCCAACGCGAAGGGAAAGCGCATCGAGAAGATGGCCGTCGAGCTGTTCCGCTCTCAAGGCTACCTCGTGCAGCGGGCCGCGCGTCAGTATCGGTGGCTGCCGAATGGCTCCGGGGGCGTGTTCCCGCGCATGATGGAGGCCGACTTTTTCGAGGTATGGGACCTGATGCTGGTGAAGGGCCAGCGGCGATGCTTCGCGCAAATCACCGTGCTCGGCGAGGTGTCGCACAAGCGGACTAAAATCCGTCTCTCGAAGTTCCCCGTCGGCCAGCACGACATGATCCTGGGGTACGAGGGGCGCGGGAAATGGCGCAAACTGATCGGGCCGGAGTTTTTGATGCCGGGGGAGACCATCACATGCCGATCGATGACGAAACTCTCAAAAACTGGTTCACGTACCATCCTCCGTCGCCGGGGGACCCCGAGAGGTACGAGCGTATCCGTGACGCCGGCCTTTCTCTTGCCCGCATGATCGTCGCGCTCACGCCGCCGAGCGCCGACCAGACGGCGGCCATCCGCAAAGTGCGGGAGGCGGTGTTCACCGCGAACGCGGCCATCGCCTGCGGTGGCCGGTGATGCTTCTGGAAGAAGGCCGGGCCGAGATAGAGAGGATGCCGGAGTCGGCGATGATCCTTGAAGGCGTCGCTCTCGCGCGGCTCTTCCTGGAAAAGCTGGAGAAGCTGACGGACGAGGAGCGTTCGACGCTATTCAGGATCATAGCCCTCGCGGCAGCTCCCCCGATGTTCAAGGTTAGCCGACCATGAACCACGACGATCTCTACGGCCCCGCTAACCGAGCCGCGCGGCTGCTCTTCCTCGAACAGCGCGACGTGGTGATCTCGTCCCAGCTTCACGAGCTGACGCGCCAGCGGGTGAAGAATCGCGAGGAGGCGACGCGGCTCCGTCTGTCCCTCACGGGCGACGAGGCGCGCGAGTACGACACGCTGAAGCTCGAGGCCATGGTCTGATGGGCGACATGGGCGCCCGCTACGAAGCCGCGCGGCGATTCTTCGTCAAGAACGGACACGGGTCCGTCGCCTTCTGCATCGAGCCCTCGTGCCGCCGTCGCGTGCAGTGGCCGGATGACGCGGCGTCCAGCTTCGCCCCGCCCCCGGACTACTGCGCGTGGTGCGCGCGAGGGCTGACGGAGGAGGCGAAGCTGGACGAGGAGCGGCGCATTCGGTCGGGCGTGGCGGGGAAGTTTCAGTCGGCGGCCACGGAGTCGCTGTCGTGAAAGGTGAGAACATGAACAAGCCGATCGTGGTGATTCCACGCTCCTGCATGGGGCCGGATGAATTCGAGCAGGCGAAGCATAGGCTTCAGGAGGCCGGATACGTCGTGCTGGCGACTCGTAGCGTCATGGTCACCGACAAAGTCTACCTCGTCACCGCGAACACGGACACGACCGAAGCCCTGGAGGCTGAGCGCGAACGGCTGGCGACGATGCTCGATGGCCTCGGATATGATTGCGCCGGGCTCTGCGCGGCGGCGATCCGCAAGAACGGCCCGGCGCTGTGATTTTCCCGCTCGACAAGCTGCGCGAGTTTTCGGGGGAGGTAAGGATTACCTCGAAAGAAGTGGGCCGTGTTCCCCTGGTCACGTGGGGTACGCAGGACTATTTCCTCCGCGAGATCGCCCAGGGCTTCGAGCGCGGCGTTCACGAATTTGTTGCCCTCAAAGGCGGCCGACAAGAGGGCATCTCGACAATCTCATGGGTGCTCCTCGCGTGGTGGCTCCAGAGGAACGACGCCATGCAAGGCATGTTCGTGGCCGAATCCGAAGGGACCGAAGCCTACGCGCGAGACACGCTGCGGGACATCGCCACGAGCCCGTCCAGGGATTATAAGATCGCGGCGATGGTCGACAACCCGATGATGCTTCGATGGGAAAACAGCTCTCGGCTCCTCTTCGGTCACGCGGCCAAGCGCGGCGGCGTTCGCTCCAACCTCGGGCGCTCGCGCGGGTTGAACGTCCTGCACGCGACCGAGGTCGGGTCTTGGATCGACGACAAGGGCGTGTCGTCTCTTCAGTCCGCGCTGTCCGAACGCCACCCGTTGCGCCTCTACATCTGGGAGAGCACGGCCAACGGCTATGGCGTCTTCCACGATATGTGGGAAACCGCGCTCAAGGCCGTCACGCAGCGCCCGGTGTTCATCGGCTGGTGGCTGCACGAGAATTACGTCATCACGCCCGAGGAGTCGGAAATCTGGCGAGCCTACGCGGGCGATTATCCGAGCACGGAAGAGGCCGCCTGGATCGCCGAGGTCAGGAAGCGGTACGGCATCGAGATCACGCGCGGGCAACTGGCCTGGCACCGCTGGAAGCTCATCGAAAAGTTCCGGGGCGACGAGGCCATGATGAGCCAGGAGTACGGGTGCCTGCCGGAGCTGTGTTTCCAGGCATTCGGGAATCGCTTCATCGCCGGCTCCGTGGTCATGGGGCTGCGACAGGCCCTCGAATCGGCGCCAGAGCCGGAAACGCTTCGGTACGACTGGGCGCCGCACATCGACGAGACGCGAGCCGTGCGTGTCGAGGCCGCCGACGCCCCCCTGCTGGTCTGGGAAGAGCCGGACAAGGACGGCGTGTACCTCGTCTCGGGCCACCCGGCGTTTTCCTCGTCCCCGGAGGCGGTTGACGACGTGGCCCAGGTCTGGCGCGTCTGGCCGGATCGCATGCGGCTCGTCGCCGAGTATTGCCGGCCGGGCGGGGGGCCATCCTACCAATTCGCGTGGACGCTTTTGCATCTGTGCGGAGCGTACAACCAACGGCATCTCCCGTTCTTCATCCTCGAGCTTCTTGGCCCCGGCCGCGCGGTTCTGCAAGAGATGCAGCGCCTTGAGCGGTACGGGTTCGGCGTCAGTAGCGCGCTCAGGAACAAGGGACGGGAATTGCTAGACTTTCTCGGCTCCGTGCGTCACTATATCTTCGCGCGCCCGGACAGCCTCACGAGCCGGGCGAACTTGCAATGGCAGACGAGCGGCACGCTGCGCCCGTGGATCATGCACCAGCTACGGGACAGCGTGGAGCGGGGGGCGATGGTGATTCGCAGCGCGGCGCTGGTCGACGAGCTGGCGGCTCTCCGTCAGGGAGGCGCCGAGGGGACGAATGACCACATCGGCGGCTCGGGCACCAAGACGGACTCCCGCGTGATGTGCGCGGCCATCGCGAACCACCAATGGCTTGAGCAGGCGGTGGGCGAGCTAGACGGGCTGATTCTCCCCGAGCAGCCCGACCCAAGCGAGCCGACGCACGCTGGGGAGATCCCGGTCAAGGACTTTTTCGGGCGCGTGCTGGGGGCGTATGGGCACTAAGACTTGCCAGGGGCTTCGATGGGCCTCGAATCAGGCCGGGACATTAGGCGGTCAGGTGGTGTGTGGAAAGCCGGCCAAGGTATACTCGTGGCGCGATCATCTCGGTAAAGAGATTGAGTTAGCGCTCTGCGCCGAGTGCTCAAATGGGGAGACGCCGTGATCGTCGTCGACAAGCCCCGCCCAAAGAAGCGCCCGACCGCCGTCCAGCACGGAGACGATGAGACGCCCTCGAAGCTGACGGCGCGGTGCCTTCGCTGCGACAAGTACACGCCGATGCTCAAGCCGACGCGGATCACGAAAGGCGGTGTCGTCATGACCACCGGGAAGTGCGCGTGTGGTCGCGGAACGTGGCGCGTCGGTGGGGCTGGATTCGAGGCCGGCGCGGCGCTTCATCGGCGAAGCGCCATGAACGGCTGCCCTCAGCCCGGCTCCGGCGGCATTCACAGCCGACGCTACTACGATGAAGACCGCGTGTGCTCGTGGTGCGGGGAGAAGAGGGTTCGTCGACTGAGCGATATCGCGGAGCGCCCGAGTGACGAAGCAGGGGATAACAGTTGAACGACATCACGTCGCGCTTCGCCGCGATGGCCGAGCGAGTATCCCGTGAGGAAACCATTGCGAAAGGAGGAACCCATGAGGAAGTAGGCGACCGAGAAAATGCGGGGACGCATTATCGGAGTGTGGGTCAGGTAGGGCGGGGAGATTTGCCGGTACGACCGGGGCTCCCCGCCCATCAGTCTCGTTCGCATGCCATCGCCTACGTCTCGCGGCTGATCTCGGATTACTTGGCGATCCGGCGGAACCCCGGTGCCTACAAGGTAGGCCTGACCGGTAAGATCGATCATCTCCGGCGCGAACTGGCGTTGATGCGGTCGGCCGGCAAGGAGGGTGACACCTTGGCGAGACGATGGGATTTCGTGGTGGGGGATGGAAGAGGCGGCCAGTTTGCCGTGCGCGTGGTGGTCGCACTCGCCGCGCTGATGCTCCTGGCCGCTCCGGCGAGCGCCGGGAGCTACACGGTCACGACGACGCCGGAGCAGGATGACGCGCTGGCGTGGAGCCTCATCGTACCGCCGCGCGTGCTGGCGAGGAATCCGAACGCGAAGCCCGTGACCCCGCAGGCGCGCGTGCAGGAGATCGTGTCGGATCATCTCAACGGCCTCGTCCGAGGCAAGGTCGAGATTGACGTGCGCCAGGAAGTCGAGAAGCGGACGAAGAGGAAGTAATGGGGCCGCGCGCCGACTGGACCTGTCTCTCGAAGAAATGCCAGCAAGACGGCGCCGCAACCGTCTACTACGACCTCCCGATCAACACGACGCGCTGCCCGGTCTGCGGCTCGAAGCGCATCACGCGGCTGTACAACGCCGTGAACGTAGCGCGCGGCATCGCTACCGGCGTCGACCGCATGGTGCAACCCGTGGCCGATGAGCACGACCGGATCAGGAGCGCCGCGCGAGCCGGGGAAGCGCGCGGAATCGCGGACGGCAGCGGCCAGCGGCGCGCGAGCTTCATGCAGCCCATCTCGGCGATCACCGGGCAGGGCGCGGCCCCCGGAAAGGCGCTTCCGGCCCCTGGCTTGCCCGTCTACGTCGCCGACAACGGTGATACCATGCGGCCAGCTATGAAACCGACGACCTACGCGGCGATCGATCGCGAGAGCAAGCCGTGAACGAGCGTTGGTTCTATCTGGGAACCTCCATCCTTATGATCTTCACCGCAGGCGTGATGCTCGCCGGGATCATCCTGGGGTACGAATGATCCTCCCGACCGAAGAGCGCAAGCGCCACGGGCTCTATCGGAACATCATCCGTGAATGCAGCGCGTCCCGTGACGAGCGCCGCTCGCGTAACTCCGTGCTCCGCGACTGGTACCTCTACGGCACCGACGACGGGCGCATGGCGGCCTACAACAAGCTTGCCGAATTCGTGGAGACGAGCGACAGCTTCCTCTACGCCTCCGAGTCTACGCGGTTCGGCATCGCGCTTCCGCCGGAGCACGGAGACGAATTCCTCGACGAGCAGGAAGCGTGGCGCGACGAGCTGCATCGGCTTTGGCAGGGCGGCATCGGCAACGCGGTAGGCTTCGCGGTCACCTGGGGGCACGTCTGGCCCAGCGCGGTCACGAAGACGATCGTCAGCGACGGGCACGCCACCGTCGAAACGCTGCAAGACCCGTCCGACTTCGGCGTGCTCCAGGAAGATGTGCCGCTCCTCGAGAAGCAAGAGGCGATGGTCCACTGGTACTGTGTCGGGCTGCCGACCTTCGATCGGATGCTGAGGGGGCTCGATCATCTCTCGGCCGAGCAGCGCCGGTTTATCATGGAACGCGCGGAAGATATCGCCAGCCCGCGCCCCACCACCGCCGCCCTCTCGCTCGGCAACGCGACCGAGCGCCTTCTGATCGCCGCGTCCACGCCCAACATGATCGGCAACGTGCAGAACATGAACGCCGCGCCTGTGGCGGTGCCTCGCGTCGATGAGCCCGTGGTCGAGCTGGCCGAGCTATGGGTGAAGGACGACGACGAGCGGGACTATCGCGTCGCCACGAACTTCCTCGCGGACGAAACCATCATCAACGACATGGTGAATCCGCTGATCCCGCGCACGCACCCGTTCGACATGCTCGTCCTGACCGAGGTCTCCGGCTATCTCTGGGGGCTGTCGACGGTGGCGGTGCTCTCGGGGCTTCAGGCGTGGCGCGAGCGGCGCATGTGGCAGATCGACGAATTGCTCAAGCGCCAACTGGACCCGCCGTACTTCTTCAAGGGGTTCTCGGGCATCAGGGACGAGCAGAGCAAGGCCCTCCGGCGCGCCGGAGGCAATATCGCCAACCCGATGCCGAACGCCGAAGTCACGCCGCTCGCCCCCCAGATGCCGGCCGATGCCT